TCAGTTCCCATAACGGCTTCCTCCATCCCGGAGTTGAGTTGCTGTCGGCGCGGCGAGGATCGCGTCGTTGCCGGGCATGTAGGGGAAGCCGCGGAAATTGATACCGTTGGCGAACTTCGCCTTGCAGGTCGCGAATTGCTTGTCGCAGCCGGCGGTAACAGAGAACGCGTCGCCGGGCGCGATGGTCTCGCTCATGGCCTGCCAGAGCTCGAGCGCGCCGTTCGCGCCATGGCGCTTCACCTCCATCGCGCGGCCGGCGTTTGCACCGGAGGTGAAAGCGAGCTTGCCGGCGGCGAACCAGTTCGCGGCATAGGCGTCGAGACCGGAGGCGGTGAAGCGGCGGTTGTCGGATGCCGAGATGACCGTGCCGGCGACCGTGAAGTCCGCGATGTTCTTGCCGCAGCGCGCATCGCCGAGATCGGCGTCGCAGGAATAGGCATAGACGCGTCCCGCCGGCTGGTTGAAGCGGTGGGCAAGGCCGCGGACCTCGGCGGAGAAACCGGTCTTGCCGCGCTTCACCTCGCCGAGATTGCCCTTGCGCATCAGGACGCGCTGATCCGGCGCGGCCCAGTTCACGCGCCAGATCTCGATATCGGCATCGTCGAACAATCCGGCAGCGAGATCGGCTTCGTTGAGCGAGGCCGCGTTGAGCGCGCCGAGCACGGTGAGATTGTCGACGCTGAGGCCGAGCGAGGACTGGACCTCGCTGGCGGTGAAGCCGGTGGCGGGATCGTAAGCGTGGCCGTCGAAGACGATGGGTTGGTCGTGATCGGTGAAGCCGAGCGTGGCCCCGTCATGGCGGGTGAGCTTCCAGCACCAGGCGAGCGTGGTGGTGCCGGATGAGAGATGGGCCTGGAGGCCGGGGGGCAGGGTTTTCATCACAATCTCACTTCAATCAGCGGGATCGACGGGATCTCGCCAGCTTCGAAATTTGCGAGGTTGATGGCGAGGCGGTCGGTGTCGAAGCGGACCGGGACGTCGAACGTGAAGCCGGCAGTGAGCGTCGCGTGGAGCGCGGGGGCTGTCGTAAAGGTGACCTGGCCGGTGGTGGTGTCGAGGGTGAAGGCGGTGGTTTCGGCGCCGTTCACGGCGATGCGGGCGGAGACGGGCTTGTCGATGCGGCGGGTCCAGCTCGATGGGCCGGAGGTGTAGGTCTTGTTGAGTTGAAAGACTCTCGTAGCGCCGTCGCCGGTGCCCAGCGGTTGATCCAGGGGCGAGATCGCCGTGCCCGGCGCCGCGGATTGGAAATCGAGCGGGTCGCGGTAGCGGAACGCATGGGGCGGCCGTTGCGGGCTTCGAAGAAGGCGATGACGGCGTGGATGTCGGCGAGCGTCTTGACGCCGTAGCCCGCATCGTAGCGGCGGCGCGAATTGGCCCAGACCGCATTGCGCTCCTCGAAGCCGGAGCCGAGCGTGACGATCTCGGTTTTTCGTTCCGGACCGCCGGTCGAATGGAACGCGATGGCGGTCGGGAAGCGAAGGTCGTGAAAAGCCATCACAGATTCCTCCGGCCGCGCGCCATGGCGCGGCTCAGCATCGCGGCGATCTGGGTTTCGGATTTGAGGACGCTGTTGGCATCCTGGGCGGTGACGTTGAGCACGATCTGCGGAGATTTCAACGCGGCGTTGGGCGCGATGTCGCCGGCGGATTTGGGTACGAAAAGCTCGGGGCCTTGTTCACCGACGAGATAGGGTACGCCGGCATCGACAGGACCGCCGGCTGCGCGGGCGCCACCGATGGGAAGGATGGCGCCGGCGATCGAGGTCAGCGCGCTTTCGATCGGCTTGACGATGAACTGCGTCGTGGCGATGCGGTCGAAATCGGCGAGGATCGATGCGACCAGGCCGTCCATCGAGATTTTGCCGCTGAGCACGGCCCGGGCGATGGTGTTCTCGACGCTGGTGAAGCTGCGCGTCACCGCAGTCTCGATGGAGCGGGTCGCGCTCTGCACCGGGCCCGCGACGAAGTTCGAGAGCGCATCGGCGGCGGCGCCGAGGCTCTGATCGAGTGGCGTGTCGGTCATGTTCTAATCCGGATGTTGGTTCAGCAGGTTTTCGAATTCGCCGCGGCGAAGCGATTGCGTTGCACGCGGCGCGGCGAGGGCGCGCCATTCGGGAAGCGACAATCTCCAGAACACATCGGGCGGCAGCTTCAGGCGGCCGAGCCCGAGGGCGAGGAGATCGCCCCAGCGAAAGGGCCTTGCGTGCCTTCCTCTCGCGGCGGCGCGAGGCCGGCGGCGGCGAAGGCTTCGCTCACCGCGGCGACCAGGGCACCGAGATCGACGGGGAGACGCAAGACTTCGGCGGGAGCGAGATCGTGGCCGCCGCCGCGCAACAGCGCCGCCGCGACGATGGCGAGGTCGGCGGCGCGGATCGTCTTGAGGCGCGCGCCAACGGCGGAGAGATCGGCGAGGCCAAGGCCGTCTTCGATCTCGGCGAGCGCGCCGAGGGTGAGAAGCAGGCGATAGCGTTTACCGCCGGCGTCGAGTGATGATTCACCACGGATTTTGTTTGTCATGGTCAATGTCCTTCTGTTCCTCCCCCGTCGTTACGGGGGAGGTGGATTGCAACGCGAAGCGTTGCGAGACGGAGGGGGAAGCGCGGAGGAACGTTCAAGCGGAGGCGTAGGTGGCAGCCCCCTCCACCGCCGCTGCGCGACGGTCCCCCTCCCCCGTAACGACGGGGGAGGAACTCAGAGCGGTGCGAACGTCAATGCGCCGGCACTCGCCAGCGAGAGCGAGAGCTTCAGTTCGCCGTCGTAAGGGCCGTCGTAACTCAGCGAGGCGACCTTGAACGGGCCGGTGACGGTGCCGAAGCTGGGGATCACGACGCGGAAATTCGGACAGCTCTGGGCGAAGAAGGCACTGCGCAGCGCAGCGTCCGAAGCAGCGTCCTTGAACACGCCGTTGCCGGAGAGCGCGGCGCTCTTCGCACCGCCGCCGGCGAGCAGCTCGCGCCATTGATCGGCGGAATCGGCGTTGGTGACGTCGACGCTCTGGGCGTTGAAGGTAAGCTGCGTGGCGCGCAGCCCCGCAACGGTGGTGAAGACTTCCGGATCGGCACCGTCGCCGATCTTGATGAGCAGGTCTTTGCCTTTCTGGGCGGTCATCGTTTTCTCCTTCAGTTGGGTTCGAGCACGGCGCGGAAGCGGAGCCGCGCATGGACGGTTTCGCCGTCGCTTTCGCGTTGCGTTTCGCTTTCGAGCCAGCGGATATCGATCAGGCTCTGGCCGTCGATGGTCAGCGCGGCGCCGTCGAGGGTTTCGATCACCGCTTCGCTTGCGAGGCGCGTCTCCTTGCGGCCGGCGGCGCGGGACCAGATGTGGATGGTCAACTCATGCGCGCTGCCCGGCTCGGTTGCGGTCGACCAGTCGGTCTCGCGGTCGTCGCCGATGACGATGTAGGGCAGCGCGGCGCCGCGCGGCACGGCGTCGTAGATCCGGCCGGCGACGGCGTCCTGGACCGCGGTGCTCGCGGCGAGCGTGGCATAGACGGATTGCTGGAGGGCCCAGCTGGCGCTGCTCATGTCTGTTCTCCGGCGAGTTCCTCGCAGTCGAGCTCGAGGAAGGCGTCGCGCGGGCCGCCGTCGCGGATCGCGTGGATGCGGAAGAGGCGGCCTTCGGTTTCGATGCGCTGGCCGGCGGCGAGATCGCCGCGGCGGCGGAGCGCGATGCGGTGGCGGATGCGCGACTGGAGGCGATCCGCGACGACAGCGTCCGAGGTGGAGAGCGGGGTGAGCGCGATCCATATCTCGGCGAGGGCGTCCCAACTTTCGGCGAACCCGCCGCCGCCATCGGGCGTGAGGGTGCGCGCGCGCAGAATCGCGCGATGGGTGAGGTGCGAGAGCATGGCGGATCTTCAGAGCTTGAGGACACGGTAGGGCGCGAGCAGCGCGAGGATGTCCTGCGGCAGATCGGCAGGCGCTTCGCCGCGGTGCTCGTAGAGGAAGGCGATGAGCGACAGGATCGCGACGCGGAGCGGGGCCGGAACGTCGCTCGCGACGCCGTAGCCGGCGGTGAAAGCGATGGCGACGGCGTTGAGGCGGCGCAGATCGGTGGGCGGCGCGCGGCCGTCTTTCAGGGCGATGCGGTTGTTCGCGACGGTGTAGTCGGAAGAGCTCAGCGTGTGGGCGATGTCGGCGCGGGTGTAGGCCGTGATCGAGAGGACACTCTGCAGCGGCGGAAGCGGGAGGTCGATCGTCTCGGGCCAGGCGTCGAGCCAGAAGATCCAGCTCTGCGTGACGAAGGCGCGGCCGGTGTGCCACTCGGCGCGGGCGCGGGCGGCGGCGATCAGGCGCTCGATCAGCGCATCGTCGGCATCGGTGTCGACTTTGAGATGTGCTTTGGCTTCGGCGAGCGTGATGGGTTCGGATGCGGGGGGTGTGGTGAGTTCGAGGGGCATGGTGGAACCTGGCGAGTGGCGAATAGCGCGTAGCGAATAGGGCGGCGGCTGCCCCCTCCACCATCGCTTCGCGATGGTCCCCCTCCCCCGCTAAAGCGGGGGCGGAAAACGAGGGCGCGTGTGGCCGCGAGTCGAGGCCCGCCTCCCCCGTGTGTGCGAAGCACACGGACGGGGGAGGTGCCCGTAGCAGCGTCAGCTGCGCAGGGCGGAGGGGGCCACTTACGACGCGGCGAACTTCATCAGCTTGATGGCTTCGAAGTTCTGGACGCCGCCGCCGACGCGTTTGGTGGTGTAGAACAGCACATAGGGCTTGGCGGAATACGGATCGCGCAGGGTGCGGATGCCGATGCGGTCGACGATGAGATAACCGCGCGCGAAGTCTCCGAACGCGATCGAATAGCTGTTCGACGCGATATCCGGCATGTCCTCGGCTTCGGCGACGGGATAGCCCAAGAGCGTCGGCGGCTGACCGGCGGCCGAGCCGGGCTGCCAGATGTAGTTGCCGGTCGTGTCCTTGAACTTGCGGATCACGCTTTCGGTCTTGCGATTCATCACCCAGGTGCCGTTGGCGCGATAGGCCTGCTTCGGCGCATAGGCGAGATTGACCAGCGTGTCGGTCGGGTTCGAGGACGCGAAGGCACCGTCGGCGCCGGAGGCGACATAGCCGATCTTGGTCCAGGCCCAGCTGGCATCGGCGACGATGGTCTCCGACAGGAAGCCCTTGGGCTGCGTCGTGCCGTTGCCGGAGACGAAGGCGGCGCCTTCCTGTTCGGCGAAGACGGTCTGCACTTCCTCGGCGAGCCAGCGCTCGATGTCGACCGCGCTGTCGTCGAGCAGGGTCGGCGTCGCCGCGGGCATCGCGTAGAGCTCCATCGCGGGGAAGTCGATCACCGCGAGGGTCGGCGTGTCGGTCTGGGGCCGCGATGCGGTCTCGGCGACCCAGCCGGTGGCCGCGCCGGCCGTTGCGATGGGCTTGCGATAGACCGTGCCGCCGATGCGCCGCACCGTGGCGATCGACCGGATCGGCGAAGCCTTGGCGAGGACGCGGTCGATCGTGGTCTCGATCTCGAGCGGCACGGTGTAGCCGCCATCGGCGTTGGAGCCGGCGCTGAAGGACGCGGTGGTCTTCAGCTCGAGGGCGTCGAGGCCGTTCGCATCGCCCTTGCGGACATAGCGGTCGAAGGCCTGCTTGCGTTCGAGCACGTCGCGGTCGGTGATCGCCGTCTTGGCGTGGAGACCGAGTGCGGGACGCGAGGCGTCGAGCACCAGCGTGTCGAGGACGCGCTTCTGCTCGTCGAGCGCCTTGTTGATGCGGTCGACCTTCTCTTCGGTGACGATGTCGGAGGAGCGGCGCTCGAGCTGCGCCAGGCGTTCGTCATTGGCCGCCTTGAACTGCTCGAAGGCGGTCATGACGTCGTCATAGGCGCCGCGAATCTCGGGCGACGCCGCTTTGGTTTCGTATTCCATGGTGCTGGTTCTCCTTAAATGCGTTGCGTTGGTGATGCCGTCCCGATCGCCGTGACGGTGCTGCCTTCGAGCAGCGGGAAGGTGACGATCGAGATTTCCCAGAGCTCGATTTCGAGCAGGGTTCGTGTCGCGCCGCCGCGCCGGGCGCGGACGGCGCGGAAGCCGATGGAGAGGCCGTCGAGTGCGCCCTGGGCGACGAGGGCGCGCACATCGCGGGCACGTTCCACATCGAGGGCGAAGCGGCCGCGGACATAGAGGCCGCGCGCATCCTCGCGGATCTCTTCCCAGACGCCGATGGGCTGGGCCGCGTCGTGCTGATAGAGCAGCCGCACGCGCGGCGGCGGGCGGCGGATCAGCGAGCGGGTGAAGGCGCCGGGGACGACGACATCGCCCGCACCGTCGGGGACGCGGAAGAGCGAGGCGTAACCTTCGAAGCCGTCGGGCCCGAGCGCGGCGATCCGCGCAGGCGTGGTCGTGCGCGCGAGGCGGTGCCTCACGTGGGTGATGATGGTCATGGTTATTTCCGGTGGGGCGAGTAGCGAGTAGCGAAGAAGGCGCTTCCCTGTTCGCTACTCACCATTCGCTATTCGCTAGGGGAGCTTCGCGTTATCCAGCTTTGCTTCGATGCGGGTGAGCGTGCGTTTCATTTCGGCGATGCGGTCGGCCATCACGGCGACGCTGTCGATGGCGGACTGGTCGCGCGCCAGGGTGCGTTCGAGATCGGCGATGCGCTCCGCCGCCGAGCCCGCCCAGAACAGCGCGCCGGCCGTCTGCAACAAAAAAGCCGCCACGAGGGCGGCGGGGAATTTGGCTGCACGCGGGAGCGGCAGCGAATCCGAGAGGGTCATTGTCTTACTGCCTCCTCGAGACTGGTCAGTTTACGTTCGAGTTGCGCGGCCGCATCCGGTTCGCGGCAAAGCCGTGACAGCAGATCGGCAGTCGCGACCAGCAAGCCAGCTTCACCGCCGGGATCCGGGCTCCAGGTCTCGCCGGAGATCCATCCAGAGGGACCCATCGTTGCGAAATCGTAGCTGTCGCCATCGCCGTGCACGATCAGAGGATCGCCCGCCGGCCTGTCATAGCGCGTGCGGAAGATTGCACTGCGCCAGGCGGCGACGACGCGCGCGCCCAGCGCCGGCACAAGTTCACATTCGGTCCGGACGACGCGGAAATATCGATTCATCGTCGCGAGCGACGGATGCCCGAGGATGCGCGGCAGCTTGGCGCCCGGCCGGATCTCGTCGTGCAACTCTCGGACGGCGTAACGGCCGTCATGCACGAGAACGGCAACGGCGTGCGTCCAGCCGGGATTCATGCGCGCGAACATGCGGACCGCGACGTCGCGATCGTAGGCGTCCCTGTAGAAATGCGTGAGCACATCATCGTCGCGCGCCTCACTTGCGTCGCGCAACCGGCTATAGGGTGACGGCGTCGGGACCAGATGGTCTCCTGCCACCGCCGGGGTGACCAGGATCAAGGTGCCGACGATGAGAGCGATCTTCAGCATCGCAATCATCCTATCACATCGGCAGCTGGGCCATATCCCGCCGCGGCGCGTTTTTCATCCGTCGTGAGGAAGGTCGCGTTGTTGAGGCGGTCCCAGACGGATTCGCGTTCGATGGCGAGGGCGTCGACAGCGTCGCTGTCGTAGGCGAGGCGCAGGCCTTCACCGAAGCGGGGGGCGAGCCATCTGGTCAGGGCGCTCGCGGTGCGGCCGCAGAGCGGGAGAACCGTCTGGCGCCAGAAAGCGAGATTGGCTTCGCGGTAGTTCGAATAGGTGTTGTCGCCCGGGATGCCGAGCAGCATGGGCGGGACTCCAAACGCAAGAGCGATCTCGCGCGCGGCGACGTCGCGCGTCGAGGCGAAATCCATGTCGGCGGGGGTGTAGCTCATGCTTTTCCAGTCGAGGCCGCCTTCGAGCACCATCGGGCGGCCGGCATTGCTCGCGCCCTGATAGGCGTCTTCGAGCTCGCGTTTCAGCCGGGCGAATTGCTCGTCGGTGAGGCCGGGGGCGCCGTCGGGGCCGCGATAGACCAGCGCGCCGGAGGGCCGCGCGGCATTGTCGAGCAGCGCCTTGGTCCAGGCGGCGCCGGCATTGTGGACCTCGATCGCGTTGGCGGCAGCTTCGGACGGCGAGAGGCCGTAGTGATCGTCGAGCGGGTGGAACAGCGTGGTGTGAAGCACGGGGAGGAAGCCGCTCGCCGTGTCGCGGGCGATGCGCGTGGTGCGGCCGTCGACGGTGTAGTCGTAGGCCGCGGGCCAGCCGCGCGGGCCGGGGACGACGGCCATGCGGTCGGGGCGCAGGATGTAAAGCGCCTTCACCTCGCCGCCGAACAGCGCGGCTTCGAGATAGGCGTTGCCGGCGCATTGCAGGAAGGAATACCAGCGGGCGAAGAAGGCGGCGCCGTCTTCTTCCGGATTGGGGCGGGTGAGGAGCGTCAGCAGCGGATGCTCGGCGAGCTCGGCTTGGCCGTCATAGAGCAGGAAGGGCACGGCGGCGGCGCTCTCGGCGATCATGCGGACGCAGCGATAGACGACGGCGTTGCGCATCACGCCTTCGCGGGCGAGGCCGGCGTAATCGCGCGAACCCCAGCGGACGGTGCCGTTCAGGGATAGCGCGATCAGCGGGGCGGATTTTTTCCACGGCGCTCCCGCTTTTGCGGACGCGCTGTGTTGTGGCGCGCGCGGTGCGGCGCGGCGGAGGAAGTTGAGCATGGGTGGGATCTTTCTTTCCTTTCCTTCCCTGTTCACGGGGACGGAAAACTAGACGGTTCGTATTTTCGGATTTGCCGGCCTTACCGGCGGGAACAGATCGCTCAGCGCCCAGACCAGCGCGTCCAGACGGTCCGGGCTGCTGCCCGTGCCGTCGAACTGGCAGAGCTGGTCTTCGAGCTCCGGCAGCGCGCCGACATGATGGATGCGGCCGGCTTCGTAGAGCGCGGCGATGGGCGTCGCGCGGGTGCGTTTGTCGCGGGTGGCGTGGACGAGACGGATCGGCAGGCGTGGATGCGCCGCCGACAGGATCGCGCGCACCATCTCGCCGCCATTGTTGGCTTCTGCGATGACGGCATCGGCCTGGTGCGCGTCATAGGCTTCGGCGACACGCTCGGCCCAGCGTTGCGGGGTGAGGCCGCCCTGCGAAAGGTCTGCGATGACATAGCCGTCGCCGTCCTCGCTCATTTTGCCGGCGACGAGGATGCCGCATTCGTCGCCATCGAGGCTCGCCGGCGGGTCGACGGCGACGACGATGCGGGCGAGCGGCGGGGCGGCTTTCACGCGGGAGTCCTCGATCCAGGCGCGGCGCCAGAGCGCGGCGTCGTTGTCTTCGATCAGTTCGGCTTCGAGCTCCTGGCGGCCGAGGCGCGAGCCGCCGTAACGGCGCTGCATCGTCTCGAGGAATCCGGGAGCAAGATTGTTGGTGTTGGCGGCGGTGGTGCTTTTCGTCACCGCGACGTCGGGCGACGTCACGAGGGCGAGCAGCGCATCGATGGCGCGCGGCGTGGTGGTGACCGCCATGCGCGGATCCTTGCCGAGACGAAGGCTCATCAGCGCCATGTCGAGCGCGCCCTGCGGGTCGGGCCATTTGGCGAACTCGTCGGCCCAGATCGCGTCGAACTGGTGGCCGCGGATGCTGTCGGGCTCGTCGGCGCTGAGCACGCGGGCGATGGCGCCGTTCGGCCATGTGACGCGGCGCAGCGAGGGCTCGAAATTCGCGCCGTCGCTCACGGCGAGCAATCCGGATTCGCCTTCGATCATGACCGCCCGCGCATCGTCGTATGTGGCGCCGAGGAGACCGATGCGGCGCATGGTGCGGCCGGCGACGCCTTCCGCGACCCATTCGGCGCCGCTACGCGTCTTTCCGGCGCCGCGTCCGCCGAGGAACAGCCAGATGCGCCAGTCGCCTTGCGGCGCGAGCTGCTCGGGGCGGGCGCGAAAGCGCCATGTCTTGAGGATGTGGAAGACCTGCTCATCACTCAGCTCCCTCAC